CATGATTTTCTCCAATGTTAGAACCACACAAAGGACACACCTTTGGAAGTTGTTTTTTGAGGTCAATTATAGATTTTTCGTAGTTCTCAATATCACTTAGATACTGTTGATAATTCTCAATTTGAGATTCAAACTGAGAATAATCTGGAATTTCAACAGATTCAACAGCTTTAACTAGTTCTGTTTGTTCACTCAAATCAACAATCTGAGATTCAAACTGAGAATACAAATTAACCTGTCTTTCAATTATAGAATAATCAGGAATTTCAACAGATTCTATAGCTTTGACTAGTTCTGTCTGTTCACTCAAATCAACATATTCTGTTTTTAATTGTTCTACATTGTTAATCTGTTGTGATAATGAGTTTGTTCTAGAATCGTTATCTTCAATCAGAGATTCATATTTGTCAATTCTTTTCTGAATCTCATTAGCTTCATCAAGCCAGTCTAACTGGTGAAGCTTCTTTGTGTAAGAATCAACATCACTAGACACAACCTTATCTTCAGAATTGAGCGTTCTTCGATTGTGTTCTGCTTGTGACAAAACACTGTCAATACTGTCGAGATGTATTATTTGATTGAGGTATTTACTTGCTTCAGATGAAGACATAGACAATAAATATGGAGAATCCAGTTGAAACTGGAAGTTTACATCTGACATATTCAAAATGTCAATTATTATCTGAGGAACATCTGTTCCAATAGCGTCTAGTTTTACTTCTTTAGACCCGTCGAAATAGTGGTAGCCATTACTATTTCTGTCACGAATACGCTTAACCCATTTTCCATCAGAGAGAGTTATCTTTACAGACATCTCTTCTTTAAGATTTTTATTCCAAAAAGAATTAAGCTTATCAATGCCAACAGGTCTGTTTTCATAAACCCATCTTATCGCACGAATCACAGCTGACTTGCCGTTATCTGATTCTCCACAAAGAACATTTATTCCTTCTGAGAAATCAATAACGGTATCTTTGTGTGACTGAAAATTCTTCAATTCAATCTTGCTTATCATTATCTAACTCGTAAATGATTATTGGCCTATGCTCAGCATCCATGTACGGCAGTGAACGAATTGTATTGTAGTCAATCCATTCAGCTGCGTCACTGTAGAAATCAGGTTCACAATCTGGAAGACAATTTTCCTGTCTGTCATCTTTGGAATAATACTCTTTTTCATAGGATTCTGCCAAAGAAGCCAACAATGTGCTGTAACCGTAGACAATGTGCTTTTTGTCCTCAGTCACACCTAAAATTCCATTGTTGAAAACTTCGCAAGGCTCAAGAAAAATAGTTCCGTCTTCCAAATCAAAGATTTCTGTGATTTCGTCTTTAGTGTATGTCTTTTCCATTACTTTGTACCTGTACTTCCGAAACCATTGGTTCCTCGTTCAGTCTCTGAAAGTTCATCTACTTCTACAAAGACAAACCTTTCAGCTTTCTGAATCTTCAACTGGCAGATTCGTTCATGATTTTTCAAGGGGAACTTGTCTTTGGTATTGTTGATTACACAAGCTTTCACTTCACCACGATAGTCCTCGTCAATAGTACCAATGCCAATGTCAACTCCCTTAAATGTGCCTCCACTTCTCGGAAGAACTTTCATCTCATAACCATGGGGAAGTTCAACGGCAAATCCAAGTGGAACAAGACATCTCGTGCCATTCGGAATCTCAATTTTGTCAGAAGCCAAGTTTGCATAAGCGTCAAAACAAGCAGCTCCCTTAGTCTTGTACTCTGGCAACATTCCGCCATTCAAGAGTTTGATTTTCACAGGAATCACTTCATCAAAAAAATTCTGTCTTGTGAATCCTTCATCTTCATATTTGTTCATTCTATTCCTCCTATTCTTCATCTTCAGATGAAAAATTAAAATCCTTACCTAAAACAGGATTTCCAAAAACAAATTGACCCAAAGCCAAACATTGTGGGAAAACACATGTGTCTTCAACATCTCCATTTCGTACAGCAATGTTTCTAATTCGCATAATCTTACTCTGTTTCATTTTAGGAGACTGTTCCATAGAAACAAAGCTAGTTACCTGAGCAAGTTTTCGGAAATCTTCACCTATTGATGAGCCATCAACATTAGCACTTTTCCAAGCAGTTCGGTTTGTCTGTGAAGCTGTTATCATTAAACAGTGGAATTTAGCTGCAAATCCTCGAAGATGTTTCCAAATAACATCTAACTGGTTTCTTGTTTCACTTCCACCACCCATCGGTTTTGTAATGTCTGCATAATCAATAATTACAACATCAGCTACAAAGTTTTCTGTCTGAGCAAGTTCTTCTACTCGCTGGGTAATGTCTTCAGCACTAGCATCATACATTGGATAAGCAATTATTCTTAATCCACCTTTATGTCCGTTAGCTGTTGTAGATTGTTTCTGCAAATAAGACACTGACTTTCCAGCAGAACTTTTTACTCGAATGTCAAACAACTCGGACTTATACTTTTCTGAGTCATCAGGATCTTTAACTATTCGAGCACCTTCATAGATTCCCTCAGGAATAATTCCTGATTTTGAACCATATAACATTTTCCACATTCGCTGAATAACTTCATTTCGTGTCATTTCCATAGAAACGAACACAACATTCAAACCTTGTTTTACAGCTTCTATACCCAAATACTGCATAAAAAAACTTTTTCCTGTTTTCGGCGGAGCCAAAATTGCCACGAAGTCGTTTCTATGAAGTTTTCCAGTAACTTTATTGAGGCATTCTGGAAGAACCAACAGTTCTTCATCAACGGTGTTCAAAGCATCCTGAATTATTTTCACAGAATCTTTTGAAAACAAAGAAACTTCGTTAGTTTCTGTTTCAGAAACCTTTTTATATTTGGTTTGAATTTTCCTAGCTTTCTCCATGTCGTTTACTTCGAGGCAAGCTGTCAACTGTTCTGTATAAACTTTCAAAGCTCTAGAATCAATAAAGTCTCGACCTTTATCAAGCAGGTAATCTTCATTATTGATGTTCAAATTGCTTTCAGCAATATTCTGTAAAAAAGAAGCTGTCAGGTCTTTCAAAGACTCATCTTGAATCTCATCTTGATGTGTTATGAATAAAGATGTTATGTCATCTTTAGGACACTGCTTAAATTTTTTCCAATACTGAATAATCCAGTCAACAATTATTCTTGAATAATCAGTTTCAAAATAATCAAGGTTAATGTAAGGAATTAAAACTTTGCAACATTTATCACTAATAATCAGTGAAGTTACAAAATCTCGCTCATTTATGCTATTTATTTTTTCTCGTTTCATAATGTTAAAAATCCTAAGAGAATATTAGATTAAACAGCTAACACTGTCTTGTTTTTTAATTGTTATCCTTTTGCTACAGTTTTCAATAAATTCAGAAACATGGGTTACCATAATTATCTGCAGACCCAGTTTCTCTGAAAGAGCCAACATTAGATCATTGGCTTTTTCACGAAACGCTTTGGACAAATATGAAAAAGGTTCATCAAATATTATTACATCTCGTACATTGGATATTGCGTAAACAGCAATTCTCAGACAGAAACATAGAACATCAACTAGACCACCACCACATTGGTTCATAGGGTCTATTACATCATCACCATCTTTAACTATAAACCTAACCTCAGTTTTTCCTCTTGCAGGTTCATATACCATTTCAAAAGAATATGTCGGAAAACAGGTTGCCAATCCCAGATTAACAATATTATCTATTCTAGAAGAAAGTTGAGACTGAACTGACTTTGCCACAGCTTGAGCAACCATTTGACTTTTAGTTATTGTTTCAAGTTCTGATTTTATTTCCAAAAGTCTTGAATTTCGTTCTTCAAGAATAGATTTGTAACTCTGTTTCTTGAGATTTAGTTCCGCTAATCGTTCTTTGTAATTCATGTCTAAATTATAGATTTCAGAAAAGTAAAATTTTATCTAAAGTTTTTTGAAAAAGATACAATAATTATAGTATAACACACAATTAAAACAAACAAAAAATCTATAATAATTGTGTGGGAGGAATATATGAAAAAGTTCTTAGAAAAATTGGGTCCTTATGTTGGAGTTGCTGTTCTTTTCGGTTGCGTTGTTGGAACATTTGTCAAAGCTGTTGACGCTTGGGATAACACGATGACTGATTATGAGGTTCTTTCATTTCTTGAAAAATATCCTGACAGTCCAAAATTGAATAAAATTGCTAACGAGAGGAACCTGAGATAACAGAAAACCCACTGCTTTTTGGCAGTGGGTTAATGATACATTAAATTACTAGCAGAACCTGTAAGCCCTTTCTGAGGTGTCTGAGACTATTGTTCAGATGTTTCCTCAGATTTTTCTTCAGAATCAGTTTTCTTTGAAGACTTTTTCAGAAGTTTTTCCATAGTCTTCTGCATCTCAGCAAAAGAATTCTGCATCTGAGAAAGCTGAGCAGCCTGACTTTCAATAAGTTTAGACTGTGTGTCAACAAGTTTCTCGAGAGCTGAATTTGAGGTTGAAGATGTAGATTCAGTAGAAGTTACGCCATTGGCATAATCAGACTTTTTCTGCTCAATGGCAGCGAGGTCTTCTTCGTCGAGAATCTTAACATACCTCCCGTCTTTTCCTTTAATTTGAGCAGCACAGACAATCGGGTGAGGGTAAGCAAGCATTGTGATAGCGTCGTTGTAAGCTACTTCTGTTCCCTGCTCATTTGTATCTGGGTTTACAAGCCAGACACGAACGATTTTCCCGTTGATTGTTGACTGAACAAACTTGCCCTGAATAGGCTGAATCAAGAGTGTTTTCTTTGACATAATTTTTTCTCCTTATGCTCCATATTAGATTTTTATTCAGACTTTTGGATGTCTGAAAATATTGAATTTACATCTGAAACAGCTTCAATCTTTTTCTGTTTCAAAAGATAATCCTCAAGAACGCTGTTACTTTTCACATCTTTAGGTGGCTCTAAAGCTCTCATCATAACCTCGCCTTTGATTAAAGTCTCAATCAATCGTCGTTTACTGTCAACAATTGATGTTTTAGATTTTGTTAAAACTTCAACAGCTTTGACAAGCTGTTCTGGGTCCATTGACAAAGTTCCATCATCAATCAATGCTTGCAAAGCATCTATTGATTTAGCAGCTGCTTTGCCTAGTTTACCCTCATATTCTGAAAAAGAATCTGAGGTCAAAACGCTGAATTCTTTACGAATATCTGGAAGTATTGATTTTAGCTCTTCGTTACTAATACCCATGTTATTCTTCCTCAATCACAGGAACATACCAATGATTCAAAATCTTTTTTTCAGGAGCTACAACTTTATAGCTTTTATCTTCAAGATTAATGTATTCACCTTTTTTGTAATCTGAATATTTTCGAGCGTCATCTTCGATAAATTTTATATTGTGTAAAGTTCCGTTACCTAACTTTCGTTCAGATGGAATGTGTAAATCACAACCTTCAAATATGTGAAGAATGAGACTTACATTTTCACCAAGTATTAAGTATGCTGAAAGAATTTTATCCATATCAACATTGTTCTTAATTGCTAGACTAGCGAGAAATTTGTCTCCGTCCTTTTGGAAAATCATCTCTACCCTCCAATTCTTTATTTTTAAGTTTCCAAGCAACAAAAGCTATAACAGGAGGAGTCTTTTTTTCCTCCTTTAAGTCACAGTATAATTCATCAACATTGACACAGACACCCATAGAATTAGCGTATTTCACGAAATCTTCAAACATGAAATACTCACTTTCAGGTTCTGCAGCTATAAGTTGAGGCTGCAGAACAGGGTCGTCGCAAGTAATCTCAGGTTTTCGTTGTTTGATTTTCATGTAAGCTCGCCAACATTCATTGTTTATCCTACTCAAACAGAATGTCTGAATAGTGGCGATTTCTGGGTCAAATTCAGGAAGTTTAGAAAGCAAAGCTTCCCAGCAATTAGACTTAAACTCCTCGAAATCCATAAAGAGTTTCCAATGATAGAATATTTTCCATATCCAATAATCGAAATCTTTAACAAATTCGGGTGTAATCTTGTGCTCTGTGAGATAAGAAGCCCAGCCGGTATATTCTTTTTTAGACATTATTAAATCTCCATAGTTCCAGCTACACCATATTTCACACCCATGCCGTAACGAAGCTTGA